CCGGAATACAGGATAGACCTGAGTGGTTACCGGAAAAGTTTGGCTCTGCTCAAGAGTTAGCACAAGCATACAAGAGTTTAGAACAGAAGTTATCTGGTAGTCAAGAAGAAGTAGAACAATACCAACAGAACGAACAACAATTACAAGATAATCAAGAGATTCAGGAACAATCATCATCACAAGTGTACCAGTTACTTGATGAAAGAGGTTTAGACTTCCAAACTTTCCAAGATGAATTGAATGAGACTGGAAGTTTATCTAATGATGCCTACGAAGCTCTTCAAGAAGCAGGTATACAACGTGAGATGGTTGATACTTGGATTGAAGGTCAGTCAGCCAAAGCCGAACAAAATATAAATAACTTATATGACTTAGCTGGTGGTACTGAATCCTACAACCAGATGCTACAATGGGCTGATAACAACCTACACCCAACTGAAGCAGAAGCCTTTAATAAGCAGATAGATAGTTTAGATGCTACAGCAGAACTAGCAGTCGCAGGTCTATATGCAAGATTCCAACAGTCTGAAGGTGCAATGCCTTCGTTAATGGCTGGTGATACTAATGTGTCTATTGAGCCACGTTATGAATCACTAGCACAAATTACTTCGGCAATGAGTGATCCGAGGTATGAAACCGACCCTGCTTATAGAGCACAGGTCGCAGGACGGCTGAGTAATTCTTCCGTTCTTTAACAAAGTAATCAAAGACAAAATCAAACAGTAAGACTTTGCCCCATGCGTGGGATAACTCTGTGCTGACCTTTGTGAGACTAAGATTTCTGAGTTACTAACAATAACCCTTAATCAAGGAAAAACAATATGGCTACTGATTATAGTGCTATACATAGGTCTGGAGTAAATAACGCTACTGGTGATGCACGTGCGTTATTTCTAAAGTTATATGCAGGAGAAGTGCTTACAGCTTTCCAGTCCAAAAATATAATGATGCCTTTGCATCGTGTCCGCACGATCTCTAAAGGTAAATCGGCTCAGTTTCCGATGACTGGTAAGTATCGTGATGCGGCTTATCATACACCGGGCGCAGAGATTGTACCTACAGCTTCTAAGCAAGGTGAACGTATTGTCTCAGTTGACGACCTCTTAGTTAATGCTCAGTTTGTTCCGAACATTGACGAAGCAATGTCACACTATGACATACGTTCCATCTATACTCAAGAAGCAGGGTTTGGTCTCGGTAAAGTTGCCGACCAAAACATCCTTCGCCTTGGTATCAAAGCGGCTCTTTGTGAGACAACTGCTATGGCAGCACTTGCAACTGGAGCACCCTCGATACAGGACTACACCGCCTTTGATGACGAAGATTTCTCAGGTAACGTAGTTGTTGGTGGAGATGAGACTACTACATCAACTATTGCTGGTAGTATTCGTGATCCTAAGAAGATTGCACAAGCAATTATGGATGCCAAGCGTATTCTTACTAATAAGAATGTTCCGGGTGATCCATTCATAGTTATGTCAAATGACATGTACTATGATATGTTTAAGATTTCAGGCACAAGTAACCTGAATGATTTAGCAATCTTTAATCGTGACCTCGGTGGATCAGGAAGTGTTGCAACAGGACAAGTACCTACAATCTTAGGTATGCCTGTATATGTAACTAATCACTTAGGTTCTTTCACTAATACAGGAGGAACTACGTGGTCTTCTGACTTGTGGACTGGTGCTGCCGGTGCTGTTGCAGTTCATGAAACCAACAATAATCCAGCTTGGGGTGACCATCAACCTCTAGCTGCCGCAGTTGGTTCAGGAAGAACTAACCAGTACGATGTACCAAATACATCTACCGCTTTGTTCACCACTCATGTATCAAACACAGCGTCAGTTGCTAACGCTGGTGTACTCCGTCATACCGCCATTCTTTCCGATGTGGCACAACGAGTACGTGCATTAGTAATGACTCAAGATGCGGTTGCTACTGTAAAACTAATGGATCTTTCGGTTGAGTCTGAGTATCAGATTAATCGCCAAGGTACATTAATGGTGTCTAAGTACGCAATGGGACATAACGTGTTACGTCCTGCGTGTGCTGTAGCTTTGCTTCAAGGTTTATAGAAGCAAGGTAACTCTTAGGGAGTATCCTTTAACTTGGGTACTCCCTTTTTTTTACAAGGAAACTAATGGCTGAAAAATATACTGTAGGTGGAAACAGGTATGATGAAGGTGGAGCATTAATGATGCAACCTGATCCAGCAAAAGGATTAGATCGTGAAACAAACTATCTTACTCAAGGATTCTCCGACATTTATCAGGAAACCAACGAGATGAAAAGTGAGGTAGCTAAAAAAGACTATAGTAAGAAGGTTGTCAAGAGACAAGGATACTTTAAATCAAAAGGTTTATCAAAAGAAGTTGATGCTGTACTAAGACTTGTTAAAAGGAATCGAGCAGGAATCCCTTTTTCATTACTTACCTCAGAGGTAGCAAACAGAGGAGAAAAGGAGATGCTTGGGGC